AGACAATACCGGGAGGATACTGTTTTGGTTTCAATCAGAGTTGTATCCGTTAGCACTGGTGAGATCTTATTAGAAAACTTGACGACCAGAACTATTTTATCGGTTGGTATTTCTAGCGATGTATTTAGGTTTACTAATAACTCTACTGAGTTAATAGAGTTTGAAACAGGAAACGCTATGAATGAAAGTAAGTCCATAGCTTTGCAATCAGCTATAGAAATTGGTATCGTAGATATTGTAAAACAAGGGCGCGAACGAAATTTTTGGGAATATTATGATGAATAAACTCTTGTTTTTTTTATTGTTTAGCACAACTGTTTTTGCAGACAACGAAATCTTTGTAGATCAAACTGGGAACTCAGCTACCATAGATCTTGAACAGCTTGGCTCTTCAAACCTTATCGGCGGGACTAGCGCCACTACAACTTCGATGACCGCACTTGACCTCGATGGTGTGTCAATGACACTTGACATCAATCAAATAGGATCTTCAAACATCTTTAGATCTGACGGTATTGACGGCGATAACTTCACTGGTTTTTTTGAGTTTGATGGCGATAGCAATGTTTGGGACTTGTTGATGAACTCTACAGGCTTGATTACAGCTGATTATGTTGACCTGAATATTGATGTTACAGGATCTAGTAATGAGGCAGATATTAAAATAGCAGAAAACGCTGACTCTTCCTATCTTAATTTAGATTGGATTATCACTGGCGATTCTAACGTGTTTGACTTTGATATAGATTATGAAAACGCAGTCAACTATATGGACATAAACGGCAGCACTAACACAATAAATTTTACTGCTAGTGGATACTCTGGCACAACAGCATCTGACTCTGGTTATTTTAATTTAGATCTTGATGGCAGCAATAACACGCTAGACATCACTCAATCTTCAACTTTAGCTCGTGATTGGTTATCCATCTCAACTAATTCTTCAAATTCTAATATTTGCGTCGTTCAAAATGATGGTGGCACCACCACTTCATGCTGATGCGATAGGAGATATTACTGAATTAAAAGGATACGGCAGAGTTGTAAGAGACGAGACTTTTGCTGCTGAGTTAGATTTTGACATTAACTCGTTAGATAATGTTGAAACCTCTGCTGGCCGCATTGCCATTACATTCCTTGATGAATCTACTGTAAAACTTACAGAGCATAGCAATCTTCTTATAGACGAATATGTCTTTAATAGTAACCCCGACAAATCTAAAATGGCTTTACAGTTTGCTAGTGGCACAATACGGTTTATCAGTGGTAACGCAAATAAACTAAATAAGAAAAACATTACGCTATCTACACCCACTTCACAAATTTTTGTGCAAGGCACAGATTTTGTGTGTAGTGTAGATCTTTTGGGCAAGGCACTCGTAATTTTACTCCCGGATGAATTTGGTAACGCAAGTGGTGAGATTGTGGTGCAAACCGCAGCTGGGCAAACTTTACTTAATCAACCTTATCAGGCTACCACCACTTCCATGTATGAGAAAGCACCAACTAAACCAATAACTTTAGACATAGATCTTAATTTTATTGACAACATGCTTATTGTCTCGCCACCTAAAGAAGAAGTCATCAATGAGGAACAACAACAGAGCGAACAGTCAGATTATTTGGAATTTACAGATTTGGAAATAGATGCGCTAGCAGAAGACTTTTTGGAAGAGGAAGAGGACATGTCTTTTTCGGAGCTAGATATAGACTACCTAGCAACTGACTACTTTGAAAACCTATTAGACGTTTTAGATGAGCTAGGCATAAAAGAGGAAGAAGACCAACTAACAAACTTTTCCAACGGTGTACAGTTAGTAGGCACTAACTTTGGGCAAGACCTAGAAACACAGATTACAACGATTATTCAAGGCAACCAAGTAAAGCTAATGCGTATGGTTAATCAAAACGCGCAAGTTTTAGTGGATGGTGATGATTCTTACACGGTTATCTTTATACAAGACGGAGTTACAAAAACAGTTCAAATCAATGGCACATCTTCATCGGTTATAACTATAAAACAAAGTTCTGGATGAAAAAGGTAATATTCACAGTATTTATAATACTATTGTTGCCATTAGTATTTCAGTCATATCCTTTACAGATCTTAAAACTACAAACCTTTGATGCTTTTGTTAAAGAATATGAGCCTAGTGGCAACTTTGCAATTCTCAATATAACGCAAGAAGATATTTTTAAATCTGGCGGTTGGCCATTTCCAAGACAAGAGCTTGCACAAATACATGTTGATTTGCTAAATGCTGGAGCTATAGGAGTTGGTTGGGTAGTATCGTTTCCACAAGCAGATCGTTTTGGTGGTGATGATGTGTTTTTAGAAGCACTAAACTACAGTCCAAGCGTGTTAGCTATGTTTGAATATGATAATGGCTTTTATCCAAAAACTAGCGGAACTGTTTTACTTGGTGAAAATATAAGTGGTATCATGGCTAAGGGAGTTGTCACGAACAGCCAACAATTCATGTATATCCCCCAAGGTCTGTCATCAGCTCCCTCCGAAATCGATAATTTAGTAAGGCGCTTACCTTTACTCATGCAAACGCCAGACGGTTTTGTTTCATCTTACGGCACAGAGGTTTTAAAAGTTTTGGCAGGTGCTAATACCTACATAATTAAGGGAGATGAAAATGGCATGCAACAAATAACCGTGCAAGGGTTACCGCCAGTTGATGTTGACCGCTTAGGCAGAAAATGGATTAGCTGGGTGAAAACTCCAGAAACCACACTAGACGAAATGAATGTCGATGGTAAATTTGTTTTTGTATCTGTAGATGCTCCAGGTGTCATGCCACAAGTTGCAACTCCGGTCGGTTTGCTTGGCCCACACAAAGTTCAAGCAGCTTTAGCTGAGTCAATTTTGATTCAAGATTCTCCAAAAATACCAGATTGGGCATTAGCAGCCGAAATTTTAATTTTTGCGATTTTTGTGCTCACAGTTTCGCTTGTATGCGCATATCTTAGCATGACCAAGGCGTTAGCCTTCAGCGTTATTTTCATGGCCATGACAGGCTTCTTAGGCGTTTTTAGCATCAAAAACGGCATTTTATTAGATTTTTCATGGACTTTAGTGTCAGAATTTGTTGTTGGCAGCGTTATTTTCTATTTACGCTTTAGAAAAGAGTATTTATTACGCCAACAGATCAAAAAACAATTCGAACATTATTTAGATCCGCGACAGGTTAAACAACTTCAAGATAACCCAGATTTGTTAAAACTAGGTGGCGAGAAAAAATATTGCAGTTATCTTTTCACCGATTTGCGCGGCTTCACTTCGTTAAGCGAAAAATTATCACCAGAGGAAGTTACAGATATTATGAACAAAACTTTGACTGTCCAGGTAAACGCAGTTCAAAAATTAGGTGGAATGACCGACAAATTCATCGGCGATGCAGGCATGTTCATTTTTGGAGCGCCCTTAGATTGTAAAGATCACGAAACCAAAGCGGTCCAAGCTGCAATAGATATACAAAAAGGCATAGCCGAACTGAACAAAACACTTTCTACTCCGGTTGCAGTGGGCGTAGGCTGTCAGTCTGGATATGCAGTTATAGGTAATATGGGCAGCGATACCCGCTTTGATTATTCTGCTATTGGAGATCCTGTAAACACAGCAGCAAGGCTAGAGTCGGCAACCAAAGAAGTAGGTGTCGATATCTTAATTGGCGATCAAACTGCAAAAAATTGTAAAATTGTATTAAAATTACTAAAACCTATAAATGTAAAAGGTAAAAAAGATAAATTAAAGATTTATACTGTTAAGGAAAAAATATGAAAAATTTAATAAAAGGCATATTAGGACAGGTAGCTCCTACAATTGGCACAGCGTTAGGTGGTCCAATGGGAGGCATGGCAGGCAACATGATTTCAGAAGTGTTGGGATGTGCCAATAATCCTAAAGACATACAAACTGCGATACAAAATGCCACGCCTGAGCAAATGATGCAGATAAAACAAGCTGAACAAGATTTTAAAGTAAAAATGAAAGAACTCGATGTTGATGTCTTTAAACTGGAAACAGAGGATAAACAAAACGCAAGAAGTATGTTTAGCAAAGATTGGACGGCTAGGATTATAGGTATTGCCACAATAGCTGGTTTCTTAGGTTACATATTTTTAGTAACGCTACAACCACCAGAACAAAATAGTGAAGCACTAATCAACTTAGTGCTTGGCTACTTAGGCGGACTTGCTAGCGCCATAATATCTTTTTACTTTGGCGCAAGCCATAAAGGTGATGACTAATGGCTGGCTCACCAGAGGCATTTGTATATAAGTGCAAACTCAAATCCGTAACGGATGGAGATACAATTCGTTTAGAAACTATAGATCTTGGCTTCTCAGTGCAACTTCACAACAAAGCTGTACGAATAGCCAAAATTGACACCCCAGAATCCAGGATCAACATTAAAAAGTATCCTGAGCGCACTAAGGAAAAAGAGCTTGGCTTATTAGCAAAAGCAAAATTGAAAGAATGGTTGGTTGGTGATATAACATTAAGATCTTATGGAACAGATAAATATGGAAGAGTTTTAGGCGATGTATTCTGCGATCAAGGTAATGTTGCAGACTTGCTTAAAAAAGCAGACCTTGCAGTCGACTACGACGGCGGGAAGAAAACAAAAGTATGGGGAGAATAATATGCAAATTTCAGAAGAAGGCAAACAATTAATTAAAAAGTTTGAAGGGTGTCCTACTGATGGTGACATGGCTGTTAGTTATCGTTGTGCTGCCAATATTCCAACCATAGGTTTTGGCTCCACTAGATACAAAGGCAAGCCTGTTAAGGATGGGATGAAAATATCTATGCAAGACGCTGACAATTTATTAGCAGAAGAGTTGCACGAGTATGAGTCTCATATAAACAACATGGTTAAAGTTCCTATTAGCGAAAACCAATTTTCTGCGCTCGTTGCTTGGTGTTTTAACATAGGCCCTAGCGCAGCTAAAGGTAGTTCGGCTATTAGATTACTGAATGAACAAAAATATGATGAAGTGCCTAAGTCTATGAAACTATGGAACAAAGCCACAGTTAACGGTGAAAAAGTAGTTTTAGAAGGTCTTGTAAGAAGAAGAGAAGCGGAGGCTTTACTATTCGAGGGTAAAGAATGGCACGAAGTATAACAGTGTGTAATACTACAGCTAGGCGTAAAAAGCTTAGAGCTGAGTTGCAAAAAATATCGTCGCTACCTTGTTTCTCAGCTCGATTATGAGCGATATTTCTTTTAAAGATTTTGATATATTGTCTGAACAAGATAAAGCTGAGGCTGTGGCTTTATTACAAAGATACGATCAATTAGAAAAGCAAGATGGCTGTCAAAGTGACTTTATTAGTTTTATAAAACACATGTGGCCAGACTTTATTGAAGGCAGACATCATAAAATAATAGCTGATAAATTTAACAAAATTGCAGATGGTAAACTTAAAAGGTTAATTGTTTGTTTACCGCCTAGACACTCCAAGTCAGAGTTTGCGTCAACCTTTTTTCCTGCTTGGATGATGGGCAGAAGAGGAAACTTAAAAATAATACAAACCACTCACACAGCTGAACTTGCGGTAAGGTTTGGTAGAAAGGTAAGAAATATTATTGACAGCACTGAATATCAACACATTTTTCCTGAACTTAAACTACAAGCAGACAACAAATCAGCCGGGCGTTGGACAAGTAACCAAGAGGGCGAGTTCTTTGCTGCTGGTGTTGGTGGTGCTATTACAGGTCGTGGTGCGGATCTTCTTATAATAGACGATCCTCATTCTGAACAGGACGCGCTTTCGCCCAAAGCGTTGGAATCAGCATACGAATGGTACACATCTGGACCTCGACAGCGTTTACAACCAGGCGGGATTATAGTGATAGTAATGACTAGATGGAGCACAAAAGATTTGGTTGGCAAAGTCCTTAATAAACAAGGCGAAGAAAATGCTGACAAATGGGAAGTTGTTGAGTTTCCTGCAATCATGCCAGATTCAGAAAAGCCGTTGTGGCCTGAGTTTTGGAAGAAAGAAGAACTATTGGGAGTAAAAGCATCATTACCCATATCTAAATGGAATAGTCAATGGATGCAAAACCCAACAGCTGAGGAGGGATCTATTGTCAAAAGAGAATGGTGGAATCGATGGGAAGATGAGGACGTGCCTCCTTATAGTTATGTTATACAAAGTTATGATACGGCTTTCTCAAAAAAAGAAACAGCTGACTATTCAGCTATCACAACATGGGCAATTTTTAATCGTGGCGATGAAAACAACGATGAAATAATACTTTTAGATGCCAAAAGAGTAAGGTGCGACTTTCCAGAGTTAAAAAAACTTGCTTTGGAAGAATATAGATATTGGGAGCCAGATTGTGTTTTGATTGAGGCAAAAGCATCAGGCACACCGTTGACGCATGAGCTGCGTCGTATGGGCATACCTGTAACTTCTTACACTCCAAGTAGAGGACAAGACAAAGTAGCCCGCATGAACAGTGTTGCGCCGATATTTGAATCAGGCATGGTTTGGGCACCTGAGGATGACTTTGCCGAGGAAGTCATTGAAGAAATGGCATCCTTTCCTTTTGGTGATTATGATGACTATTGTGATAGTGCTACAATGGCTTTAATGAGATTTAGGCAAGGTGGCTTCATATCTTTATATGAAGATTACCAAGATGAGGTGAAATTATTAAGGAAGAACAGAACAGTTTATTATTAAAAACTTATGCAACTAGGTTTTTGTGGGATGGCACAGAATATATTGGGCCATTAATACATGCGCCTAGCTTAGAGTCAGCAAAACTTATTGCAGAATACCATGGTCTTTTGCTTGATGGTGAATTAGAGGCTATTATAGGGACAGAAATAGGTTTTGAAGAAGATCTTAAAAATAAGGTAATACATTAATATGGCTATAGATAAGTTAGGCACCAATAATGATCCAGACATAAAAGTACAAGGATCAGCAGTAAATATCGTTCCTGATACCACTAGAGACGAGCAAATTCAAGCAGCAGCACAAGTGTTGGTAAATGATGAACAAGTCTTACTAGACGATGAAATACAAGCACCATCACAGCCACAAATGAGCTTCGATGCTAATTTAGTAGATTTTATAGATCTCAACACTTTAGAAAAAATATCTAATGATCTTTTAGATGCAATAGATTCTGACAAACAATCAAGATCTGAGTGGGAAAAAACATACACAGATGGCTTGAAATACTTAGGAATGAAGTTTGACGATACCAGATCTCAACCCTTTGAAGGCTCATCTGGCGTTGTGCATCCTATTCTGGCTGAGGCAGTCACACAGTTCCAAGCACAAGCCTACAAAGAAATGTTACCAGCAAAAGGACCAGTAAAAACAGAAATAGTTGGTGCTCGGACTATAGAAACAGAAAGCCAAGCGGAGCGAGTTCAAGAATTTATGAACTATTACATTATGAATGAGATGGACGAGTACGATCCTGAACTAGATCAAATGTTGTTTTACTTACCGCTTGCTGGCTCTTGTTTTAAGAAAATATATTTTGATTTTGTGTTAAACAGAGCAGTGGCTAAGTTTGTAGCGCCAGAAGATCTTATAGTTCCATACGAGGCAGCAGATATTAGTTCAGCAGAAAGAATCACACACTCTATAAGCATGTCTGCTAATGAAATCAAAAAACAACAAGTTTCTGGTTTTTATGCAAACGTAGATATAGGCTCAGGATCATATAGTGAAGACTTAGACGAGATTGAAGAAGCTATAGATGATATACAAGGCATTTCACCTAGCTACAAAGAAAATAGAAACAGAACGGTTTATGAAGTGCATACAGTATTAGACATAGAGGGTTTTGAAGATTTAGATGCTCAAGGCATGCCTACAGGATTAAAGCTTCCATATATTGTAACCATTGAAGAAGATTCGCAAAAAATACTCTCAATACGCAGAAACTATAGAGAAAACGACGTGTTGAAGAACAAAATTAACTATTTTGTTCAATATAAGTTTTTACCCGGATTAGGTTTTTACGGTCTAGGCTTATCCCACATGATCGGCGGCCTTTCCAAAGCATCAACCTCAATATTAAGACAGCTCATTGATGCTGGTACATTAGCCAATCTTCCTGCTGGTTTTAAAGCAAGAGGCATGCGTATTAGAGATGAAGATGACCCGCTACAACCCGGAGAGTTTAGAGATATTGACACCACGGGCGGATCTTTAAGAGAAAACCTAATACCTTTACCAATAAAAGAGCCTAGCAACGTGCTTATGCAGCTATTAGGCATTTTAGTTGATTCAGGAAAAAGATTTGCAGCTATAGCTGACATGAACGTAGGCGACATGAATCAAGCAATGCCTGTTGGCACAACCGTAGCTTTGCTTGAACGAGGCACTAAAGTTATGAGCGCAATACACAAAAGATTGCATTATGCACAACGTATTGAGTTTGGCTTATTAGCAAAAGTTTTTAGTGAATATCTGCCACCTGTTTATAATTATCAAGTTGGTAGCGGCTCACAAGAAGTCAAGCAAATGGACTTTGATGATAGAGTAGACATCATACCTGTCTCAGATCCTAATATTTTTTCACAAAGTCAAAGAGTAACATTGGCTCAAGAGCTATTACAAATGGTGCAATCCAATCCAGAAATACACGGTCCGACAGGCATTTATGAGGCCTATCGAAGAATGTATGCAGCCTTGGGCGTTGATAATGTAGATGCGCTTTTACAACCACCAGCTGACAACACACCAAAACCTATTGATGCAGGGCAAGAAAACGCTGGTTTATTACTAGGTCAACCCGCTCAAGCGTTTGCAGAGCAGAACCACCAAGCACACTTAGATGCGCACAAAAGTTTATTTTTGACCGATATTGT